AAATATATTTAATTCACACGTGGACGAGACCACGATAAACAACGAAGGAGGAAAATATATGAGAGAATTTTTAAAAGGGTTAGATTTAGATAAGGAAACTATTGATACAATAATGGCTGAACACGGAAAAGCAATAACAGGATTAAAAGAAAAAGTAAGCGATTATGAAAAACAAATAAGTGAATTATCTAAAAAAGCAGAAGATACTTCTAAAACAAAAGAAGAATTGGACACTTTAAAAAAACAAATTGCTGATAGAACTTTAAATGATAAAATTGTTGAAGCTCTTGGAGATAAAAAATTTGTTAATGATTATACTAAAAATGCTGTTATTAATGAAATTAAAAAAAGTCTAGACGATGATAGCAATAAAGGTAAATCAATCAATGATCTTTTAGAAAATTTTACAGAAGGAAAAGAAGATATATTTGTTGAAAACGAAAGTAATATGAAAGCAACTGGAGTTCAAAACAATAAAAATTCTGTTCCTAAAGATGATGGAGTAATGGCTATATTAAAAGCTAAACATCCAGATATAGAATTTTAAGAAAAAAAGGAGAGATTAAATAATGGCAAACGCAATAGCTATAAATGGTACTCACAAACGTCAAGAACGTTATGCTGATACTATTGTTAAGTTAATGAGAAAAGAATTCAATATTAGAGATGAATTCTCAAGAGATTATGAAGGAGATCCTGTTTCTGGTGCTGTAAATGTACCTACAAGAAATGGAGATATCCAATTAAGTGATTACGATGTACTAAACGGAATCACAATGACACAAAGTGCTACTGATTATTTACAAATTCTTGTAGATGGACATAAAGCATTCAATGAATTAGTAGATGGATACGAAGCAGAAGCTGTACCAGATAACATGAAAGCTCAAAGATTAGAAAGTGCTGGATATGTTACAGGTAGAGCATTAGAAATGTCTGCTATTTATGCTTTGATAAATGGTGGAACAACTGAATCATCTACTGTTGCAACAACAGAACAAAATGTATATAAAACAATTGCAACTTCAGTTAAGAATTTAAAAGCAAGAGGTATTCCAACTGATGGATTAAGAATTGCTATATCTGCTGATACAGAACTAAAACTTTTAACTGATGACAAATTTGCAAATACTGCTGGAACATTAGGAGCAGAACTTGTAAGAAAAGGTGTAATTGGTAAAATTAATGGAGTTCAAGTAAAACCTAACTACCTATTACCAGAAAATGTTGAATATATTGTATATGCACCAGCTTGGTGTCAAGCAATTGATGAATGGAAGGTTGCACCTACATTCAATGATATTAAAGATGGTAAACACGTAGGAGCTTCTGCATTACAAGGAAGAATGGTTTACAAAGATATTGTTACAAACGAATTAGCAGTACAAATAAAGACTTCTGGAACAGTTCCAAGTCTATAATTTAAAACAAAGGAGGCGTTTTTATGACAATTGATGGACAATACTTAACTTATGCAGAATATGTAACTTTAGGTGGATCCAAAATTGGCGAAACGCCTTTTAACTTATTAGAATTTGAAGCAAGACGTAGAATTGATGATAAAACATCTAATAGATTAAAAGATATTGATAGTAAAGACATACCACAAGAAGTAAAATTGTGTGTAAATGCATTGGTAAATAGTATTATTGCTTATAAAGAAACTTCTACAAATATGACTGGTAAAGGAAATATTAAAAGTGAAAACATTGATGGTTATTCTGTTAGTTATATAAGTGCTAATGAAATAAGTAATATAATAAATTCTAAAATAGAAGAATTTGAAGATATTATAAGAACTTATTTGATTGGTGTAATATTTAATGGAGAACATCTAATGTATGTAGGTGTTTAAATGATAACAAATTCAAGTTTGACTATTTATCACAAAACATTTAATGAAAGTACAAGACTTGAAATGTGGACAAGATACAACTATTCAAAAGTGTGGTTCTTTGGTGGAAAAGGTGCTGGAATAAACAAAGGATATGACAATGCAAATGATGTTGATATTAGAATTCCTTATAATAGTGAATTAGATATAAACAATTTTGCAATAGGAGATATTATTGTTGAAGGCACAATTACACAAGATATAGAAACACAGCAAGATTTAGAAGGATATCTAGTGTATAATATAACAAGTATAAATAACAATAACTTTGGTAATAATCCACATATACATTTAGGAGGCAAATAAAATGCCTGTTAGAATTAATTCTTTGAATACAATAAAAAAAAGACTTAAAATTGACGATAATGGTCCAGCACAAGCATATTTAACCGAAACTTGTTATAAACATATGGACAAGTATGTGCCAATGGACGAAGGCAATTTAAGAACTAATGTTGATATAAATAATCATTTAATAACTTATGAAAGTCCATATGCTTCATATCAATATTATGGTATGAGAAATGATAAAACGCATAAAGTAAAACATTACACAACTGCTGGAACAGGACCAAAGTGGGATAGAAGAATGTTAAGTGCTGAAAAGAAAGATGTTATAAAAGAAATACAAGAATATGTAAATCGTGGAGGTAAATAATGGCAATTGAAGATTATAGAATATCAAAGTTAAGAAATTATTTATTTGAAGTTATAAACGACTTGACTACAAACAGAAAATATCAAATAAGTGCTGACATGTTAGGTAAGATAGGTGATTATTCATTAGATAAAATACCAACAGATACTGAAGTCGAACAATGGATAGTTGGAATTGTTAAGAGAAAAGATATATATTCATTTAGAAGTAGAAAAGCATATAGTCAAGACACTATTAATAACTTAAAAAATATAGGTTTTTTTGAAGAATTTGAAAGAACTATCAAATCTAATAATGACAAAGGCATTTTGCCTGAAATAGAAAATATAGAAAGTATTGAATGTTTAAATTGTGGAACGTTGAATAATGTAGATGGAACACAAGCAACATTTGATATTCAAATACAAATAACTTATAGAGATAATGACGAAGAAAGTATAATAAGTCAATAAATAAAAAGGAGGAATTAAAATGGCTTTAATACCAAACGATATTGAAAAAGTAAAAAGAAGTCAATTCTTAACATATCTAGATACAACTCCAAGTAGTTCACCTACATGGAAAGTATTAGGTATTGGAATTACTGAATATGGTATATCTTTCAATCCACAAGTAGAAACTGAAAAATGGATTATTGAAGATAATGCAAGAACAGACCACGAATCAAATCAAAAACAAAGCACAGTTACTCAAAAATGTTATAAAGGAGATCCTGTATTTGAATTTGTAAATGCTGGTAGAGATAAACTTAACTACAAGACACATGTACTTGACATTGACAGATGGAATGGTACTGGAAGCTCATACCCTGCAAAAATGAGTGATGTAATAATTACAGTTACAAATTATATGGGTGAAAATGCTGAAATAGAATATGATATATACTATGATGGTGACGCAACAGAAGGAACAGTTACTATAAGTGATGGAGTTCCAACATTTACACCAACATCAAGTTTATAATAACAACCTAAAAAGGTGGGTGAAATAAATCACCTACCTTATTTTTAATTAGAAAGAAATGGAGATGTGAATTAAAATGACAGACAATTTTATTCAATTGGGAAAAAATGATATATTAAAATTGGGGATTAAAACAGAAGATGGAAAAGATACAGGTGAGGTATTAGAATTCGATCTAGAAGATATAGAATTACCTTTAAAATATCAAGAACTTGCAGAAAAAGACAAAAAAAACAAAGAAAAATTAAGAAATCAAATATTAATTATTGAAAAAAGGCAAGATGTAAAAGGTAAAAAATTATTAAGTAAAAATGAAGAAGATAAAATAAAAGCATTAAATGATTTTTTTAACAAAGAAGTTGAAATATATAATATTTTTCTAGGAGAAAATGGAGTACAAAAACTTTTAAATGGTAGAAAAGTAGGGTGGACTACATTACAAGAAATAGATGAAATTATTGAAAATCAAATAATGCCACATTTAGATATTAGTATGGAAAAAATTACTAAAAAAATAAAAGAAAAATATAGTCAACCAACAAAAAACGATAAAGAACAAATAGAAGTGGTAGAATAATGGCTTGTATTAAAAAAATACAAATAGACGATACCATTTATACTGCAAACATTGATTTTAGAACAGCTATAAAATGTAATGAAATAGCACAAGATGAATCAATAGGAGATTTTGAACGTGTTTTAGGCATTCTCTGCACGTTTTATGGTGAAGAAGCACTAGATATACCAGAACACTATGAAAGACTTCTTAAATGGGCTAAAAATTATCTCTCATGCAATAAAGACATAGAAGATACAGATGAACAACCAGATATGGACTATATAGAAGATATGGATTATATAGAAGCAAGTTTTATGAGTGATTATGGAATAGATTTAGAAAACACAGAAATGGATTGGTGGAAATTCAATAATCTTATAAACGGATTATCAAATAGTGAATTAGGCAATTGTTGTGTATTAAATAGAGTTCGTAATATAAGAAACTTTGATATTAGTGAAATAACTGATCGTAAAGAAAAACAAAGAATAATAAAAGCAAAAGAAATGTTTGCATTAAAAAAATATAAAAAAGAAAATCATTTAACAAAAGAACAAGAAGAAAGCATGGAAAAATTGAATAAAATGCTTGGCTTGTAGAAAGGGGATGATTAAATGGATGGTTGGGTTACTATTGGCACAAAATTAGATAATGCAGAATTAGAAAAAGACTTGAAAGCAGCCGAAAGTGAATTAAAACGTTTTGAAAGAGAAGGAGAAAAACTAGCAACTGCAAAAGCAAAAGTAGAAACTAACATACAAGAATATGAAAGACAAAAAGAATTAATAAGAGAAGCAACTGATGAAGAATTAAAAAGATTACAAACAGAAGATCAAGTAACATTTGCATTAGAAGGAGAAAAACTACAACTAGAACAATTGAATCAACAATATTCTAAAGAATTTGATGGTTTAAAAGATATAAACAAAAAAATACAAGAAAATACACATAGTCAAAGCATGATGAAACAACAAGTAGAAGAAATGAATCAAAAACTTAGACAAACAAAAGGATTTGATGGAATAAAACATTCAATTGATAAAATTGGAGATTCTATGTCAAATGTTATTAATAAAGTTGTAAGATGGGGATTTGCTATATTTGGAATACGTAGTGCTTATATGGGTGTTAGAAGAGTTATAAGTTTAGTTTCGGAACATAATGAAAAAATTGCAAATAGCTTTCAACAAATTAGCTCTGTAATTGCTGGAGCATTATTACCTATTGCACAAGCAGCAGTAAATGCAATAGCAAAAGTTATGGTGTACATTAATTATATATGGAAAGCATTAACAGGAAAAAATTTGTTTAATTTTGCAGACGCTACAAAAAAAGCAGAAAAAAACTTAAAATCTGGAGCTGGAAGTTCTAGAAAAATATCGGACAATTTAAAAGAAGCAAGAAAACAACTTGCTGGATTTGATGAAATGAATGTTTTAAATGATAATGTTGACGCCGCTGGAGGTGGTGGCGGAGGCGGAGGTGTTGGTGAAATTGGAGATACCGATTTCCCTAACATCTTTGATAAACTTAGTAAAATGAAAATACCTGATTGGTTAGAAAAATTAAAAAATATTTTACTATTAATAAAAAAATATTGGAAAGAAATACTACCTATTGTAGCAGCATTTGCAGCAGCAATAGCAGCAATGAAAATCGCTTCATTTGTTCGTGCAATAACAGGAGCAACAACTTCATTGGCAAAATTTAAAGGTGGATTTGCACTTGCAGCCGCTGGAGCTGTACTACTTGCTGGAGAGATTATAAATATGATTCTTAATTGGGATAAGATGTCAAAAAAAGAAAAAATATTGTCAGCAGCACTTGCGGTATTAGGAGCAGCATTTATAGCATTAGGATACGCAATAGCAACAGGAATATCAGTTGCAACATTAGGAATTGGAGCATTAATTGCATTAGTTGTGGGATTAGTGTCTGCAATTGTAGGTTATATAGCAAAATTAGCAAAAGAAGAAAAAGCAATTAAAAGTGTAAAAAAAGCAACTGAAGACTTAACAGCTGCGAAGAAAAAAGCAAAAGAAGCTGAAGATGAATATGTATCTGCTGTTGATAATGCAGACGAAAAACTTAAGGCATTAAAAAAAATACAAAAAGAAACTGGTATAAGTGGAGAAGAATTATATAAAAAAGTTCAACAAGGAACATTAGATTACAAAAATATGAATAAACAACAAAAAGAAGTTTACAAAGCATATTTAGATCATATCAATGCACAAGATAGATTAAAAAAAGCAACTGAAGATAATACAAAAGCAAAACATGATTTAACAATGAAAACTTGGGAAGAAAAATTAGCAGTAGCAGCAGATAAAGGAGAATATGAAAAATATCGTGATAGTGTAGTACAAGCATTCAAAGATGGAAAATTATCTGCTAAAGACGCACAAAAATTGATAAGTCAATCTATGACAGATATGAGTAAAGATAGTGAAAAAACATTTACAAAAGATATTCCTAAAGATATAAAAGATGGTATAGATCCAGATAAATATAGAACAACATGGCAAATATTCAAATCCGACTGGAAAAATAATTTGGCAAAATTAGTAACAAAAGTAGCAATTAGTGTTACATTTCCAGGTTCTGGAATATTAATGAAAAAATGGAAAGATGTAATGAATATATTTAAAAAGAATTCAACCGTTGAAATAAAAACAAAAGGTAAAAAAACAACAAAAAAGAAAAATGCTAAAGGTGCTATATATTATCCAAGCAGACTTCCTAAACTTGCAGCTGGTGGAATAATTAATAAACCAGGTTCTGGAATACCATATAATGGAGCTATAATTGGCGAACATGGTGCTGAAGCTGTTGTTCCTTTAACTGATTCGCAACAAATGGAATTATTAGGTGCTTCAATAGGAAAATATATTATTGTAAATGCAAATATAACAAATACAATGAATGGTCGAGTTATTAGTAGAGAATTACAAAAAGTGCAAAATGATAGTGATTTTGCATATAATCGTTAGGAGGTGTTATAATTGTTTACAGATAAGAATAGTATAAAAATTAAAGTAGGTAGTGGAAACTATGTAAACATGGGGCAATATTTATTAGAAGCAAAATATGGTTTTAATAAATTATGGTCAAGTGATAGTGGAAGAAATCTAAAAGGAACACAAAGTGGAACATTAATTGGTATATTTCCTAAACTAACATTGACTTTTAGAAAACTCACAAAAGCAGAACTAGAAATAATAGTTCCATTATTAGATAGTGCAAAACAAACAGTTAGTTACTATGATCCAAAGAAAAAAACACAAACAACTATGACTACATACACAGGCGATTATGAAATTACTAATAAACGAATAATAAATGGAAATGTTAAGAACGAAAGTTTTAGTGTTTCATTTATTAGTACAAAGAAAAGGTCGTGATTAAATGAAAACACACACTAATGCTTTTAAAGAAAATATAAAAGAACTTGGTCGTCAATTAGATAGTATTATTACATATACAATAGATAATGAGGAAATAGAATTAGGCGGTGAAGAGCTTAATTCTATTACTCCTCATTATGAAGGATCAATATTAAAATCTGTAATGAAACAACTTGACATTGATAGTAATGTAGAAATACCAGTAGGGCAAGTTATAAATTATCAATTTGGTGTTTATGATGAAGCAAATGAAAAA